TGGGGGCATACAGCTCATTTGCATGTCTAGCTCTAACACACCATGTGATTGTTAGGGTTGCTTCAATTCAAGCAGGTGTCAATCCTAAGAAACTACTTTATGCAGTACTTGGGGATGACGGTGCTCTTGCACACGATAAGGTGGCGAAGTACTATCGTGATATCTTTATGCAATTGGGTATGAAGATTAATCCGATAAAAGGCTTCGATGGAACGGTATTGGAGTTCGCTAAACAACTTTGAACTATCAATGGTTACAACATATCTCCACTTGGTGCCAAAAACATATTACTCTTTATGCGAAATGTAGAGTTCCTGCCATCTATTATCTATGAGTTAGTAGTTAAACGTTTCCCCTTATTCAGACTTGAGAAGAAAGCGAGAGCTTTACTTAACAAGGTTGGTGTGGTGGATTACGCTAATTACAGAAACTGAAAGAGAAGCGCTGACGGAGCTCGTGCATTGCCACTTATTAACTTTACGGCTTTAGAGCGTCTTGTCATGAAACTCTTCTTTCAAAAGAGGATCAAGAAAGACGGTAAGTTCGTAACGGTTCGGGTTGATCCTGAAGCATTACCAACAGACAACTCTTATAGCACATTGGTTAGAGTGCGCATTAGGGTACTTATGGCAATTGGACCGAGAAGTGGATTATGATACCTAGATAAAAAAGTTACTGAATGAATGTTTGGTTCTTTCTTTGATGGTTTCTGGCGTTCCCAATTCATCGCCGCTGCTACATATTGGAAGTTTTGAATTAAACCTTCTCATATGATATTACGCTGAGTGAAGACGGACGAGGAACCGACAATTAAAGAAGCTATCCATACATTTAAACGGGAACTTTTTGAACTAGGTAGGTACCTTGGTGTCCTGGTAAGGATTCCTTGGACTTACGTACCTAATTGACAGTCTTGGGAAGATTGTTCTTTCCGTCTACCTGAGACTAGAAGTGATTGGCCCATTGTTCATCCATTAATGAATTTCATGTACTCCTATATTGCAGTAGTAGTACCTATTATTCCAAATCTATTCGTGAGGTTCTTAATACAACTTCAAAAAGTAGTTACAGGCCTGGTACTTATTATTAGGTGACGGATTCTTGAGTTCTTACGTGTTTTAACAATACGTAAAGAAACAGATCTCCGTTCAGTAATAGTAGTACTAAGCTTCTTTCTATGTTCTACATGACAAGGAATGATCTTTAATACAATAATCATTGTAGCAATCCATGAATTCATGTATTGCGACTGATTTGCACGAGCCATTAGAATGTCGATCCATAGCACACACGGTTATTCTTACTGACCAGCCTACGATCCAATGTCTGGCTCTGTTACAACTCTTGAAAAAGTTGCTGACAAAGTCAAACTAGAGGATAGTGGGGCGTATCGTAGCTTGATACGTATGTGTTCCGGACGTCCGTTTGTCCACAAATTTTTACTTAATCGTGAAAAAGCAGGGATAGAACGGAAGAAAGTAGTAACCAAATCTTCAAGGAATAGTAAGCGAGGAGTGGTGATCACCACCCCTATTCCCAAGTGTAGTAAGCGAGGAGGGGTGATCACCCCCCCTACACTTGTTTAGCATTGGGGACCTTCCGATTTCGATTGGGCAGGAACTGTAC